CCGTGAATAAGATTCCGCCCAAGACTAAGGCGCTTACTTCCTACTTGAAAGGAGCCAGATAATGGCTGGACTGTTTCAGGGTGATCCCCTACCAGATGTAACGACGACGACGCAAACGCAAGCGACCGCGCCAGAGTTCTACACAAACTACCTTCAAGACATTGCCAACCTTGGTCAGAACGCCGTCCAGCAGGGCGGTGTGGCAGGCTTTAGCCCACTGCAACAGCAAGCCTTCCAGATGGTGCCTGATGTGGCATTTGCTGGCGCAGGCTCGATGGGCGCGGCATCCCAATTGATGGGTCAGGCTGGCGCAACCACCATGCCTGATGTGGTGGCCGACTACATGAATCCCTACACCCGTGGTGTGGTGGATGAGATGGGTCGCCTGCAACAGCGAAGCATTCAAGAAAACATCCTGCCAAACCTTGGCGCGGCGGCGGCTGGCTCTGGTCAGTTTGGTTCGCGTCGTCAGGCGCAAGTCACTGGCAACTCTTTGCGTGACCTCCAGTCCGATCTGTTGGGCAAGCAAATGCAAGCCCTTCAGTCTGGATATACAGAGGCTGGCAAGTTTGCACAGCAAGACTTGACTCGTGCTTTGCAGGCTGGTCAAGGCTTTACCCAATTGGGTCAAGAGCAACAGCAACTTGGTCTTGGTGGCCTCAAGGCCATGAGTGAGTTTGGCGGTCAGCAACAGGCTTTGGGCCAGAAGATGCTTGACTATCCAATGGCGCAAGCGCAGGCGTTCTCTCAGTTGTTGAAGCAGTACCAAGTCCCCGGCGGCTCTGTACAGCAACAAACTGGCCCACAGGCTGGCGCATACTCAAACAGCCCACTGTCTCAAATCGCTGGCCTGTTGACTGGTCTTGGCGCTTTTATGAAGAAAGCGAACGGTGGCGCTGTGATTATGAAAAACGGTGGGAAGGCCCAGCGTTCAAAAGCCCGTGTTTATTTGGCACGCGGCGGTTCAGTAAAAATGGCGAGGTAATAAATGGCACAACAACCACAAGGCGGATTGGGCGCAATGGCCCCAAGACCTCCAGCCCCTGCTCCTCAACCAAACGCACAGCCACCTAACCCTGCGCAAGCCGCACAGCGCATCTCTGGCCTAGAGCAAGAGACACCTGTTGAAGAGGACTTCTTAGAGCGTGCTTTACGCAACAAGCGTGCGCAAGAGGCCGCACTCAATTCACAAATTGAAGCGTTGAAGAACAGCCTTGACTCGCGCATGAGTCCACCATTTAACACTTCGTTGATGGCGGCGGCTTCAGGCTTTTTAAGACCAACAAAAACAGGCGGCTTCGGTGAGTCTGCTGGTTATGCCGCTGAAGCGTATGCCGCAGAGACAGATAAAGAGTTGGCACGCAAGCAGGCGGTTGACAAGGCCAAACTTGAGTTGGCTCAAAAGCAAGCCGCAATGCAAAGTCAGAACCTGATGTTTGAGCATCAGATGCAAATGTCTGGCTACGATCCTAAAGAGTTAACCACCTTGGTAACTGGCCCCGCTGGCGGATCGCCTCTTGGCGGAACCCCTGCTGGTGCTGAACCTACTGAGGGTGCCCCTGCGACCAGACGCGCACCTCGTGAGCCACGCATGATTACTGAGCGTGACATTCAAGTGGCCTATGCGATCAGCCCTGATTACGGCAAGCAAGTCATGGAGCAGGCCAAGTTCCAGCAAGATAAGTTTATGAGTACGCCACAGGGCGTGATTCGCAAGGACACTGGCAAGGCTGTTGATACTGGCCTTGAGTCAACGATTGAGACATCCATTCCTTTTGTTGGTGTAGAAAAAGTTACGCAAGGTCAACTGGCTCAAATCAGACAGTTGAATAAACAGTATCCAGCGGGCCACCCACAGCGGGCAGATCAGTTTGCACGCTACTACTCTTCCGAGGGAATTGGCGGAGCGACTTACACGCCTGCTGTTGAAGGCCGACCTGCTGAGTCAAGCATGAAGACCGCAACTCAACGAGAACTAGATCGCAAGGCTGAAGAGGAAACTCAAAAGGCCCGCATTACAAAATCAGAAGAGCGTGCCTCTACTTTGATTGACAGGGGTCAAGCCGCAGACACAACCAAGCAGATTGCGCTGGATATGTCTGCCTATGCTGAAAGCAATCCTCGTGTATTCCAGTTGATGCAAACAGCAACCCTCAAGGATGCTGTGTTGCGATCCATTGAGAAGATGGGCGCACCATTGAACATTGATCCTCGAACAATTTTGCAATACAAGTTGCAAGACAAAGACATCGAGGCACTGCAAATGTTTGCGCAGAAGTCTGCACAGTTGACGGTTGAGTTGCGCAAGGCGTCAAGGGCACCGGGCGAGGGGGCGACCACCGAAAGCGAAGGCCGCTTGTACGCGCAGGTCGAGGCGTTGCCTACAGACACAGCACGCGTCATTGGCCTCAAGTCAGAGTTGCTTGCACTGCGCACCGATTACGACAAAGCCGCCGCTACGCTGTGGGTGGACTGGCGTGAGCAGAACCCCGGGAAATCTTTTGACAAGTTCCGCCTCAGTTCTGACGAGTTCAAGGCACTGCGTAAGAGTTACGACTCCACACTGGAGGCTGTGCGCAAAGCCAACACTGACTTGCTCAGTACCAAAGCGCCATCAACAACGCCTCAAGCAAAGCCGCCAAGTGGACAGCCCGCTGGTGGCCGAAGCAATGAGCGCGTAATTGATGGCTACATTTGGGAACGCCAGCCTGATGACTCTTGGAAAAACAGTGGAAGGAAAGCCAAATGACATCGGTTGCTGACTACAACAACAACCCCGGTAACCTGCGGCCCAAGGGCTTTACCTACAAAGGTCAGATTGGTGTTGACGACCGAGGCTTCGCCATCTTTGAAAACAAAGACGCTGGCCGCAATGCATTGATGCAAGACATCCGCGCCAAGCAACGGCAAGGTCTCAACAACCCTAACGCGTTTATTGACAAATACGCGCCAGCGATGGCTGAAAATCCAGAAGAGGGGCGAGAAAATTACAAGATCAGGTTGGCGCAACACCTTGGTCTTCAAAGCACCACCGACCCTTTTCCAAAAGGGTCAGAGGAAAAAATTGCTGATTTGATTGCTTCGTTTGAGGCAGGAACTCCTGTTGCCACAGCGGAAAAAAAAGAGCCGTCAGCAAAAGACCCATTTGCAGGCTACGAACCAAAGGCCAGAACAGACAGCGGTGAGGCTTTGCCGCCTCTTGTGGCAGAGCAATCAAATACCGAAAAGGTCATGGGCGCACTCGTTGATTCGGGTGAGTATGTTGCAACCAAAGCGTTGGAGAACCCAGAGATTTTGGCCGCTTCAGCCGCTGGTCTTGGTAAAGGCGTTCTTGAGAAAATATTGCAAGACCCTGAAAAGCATTTGGTTGGCGAAGGCGAGAAGACGCCCCAGCAAGTGCAGGCGGCAAAAGATGCGGCTAGAGCGGCTCAGACTAGGGTTGGAGAAGTTCAGCGCGTCGTTTCAGGCCGAGAGCCAATTGATGTTGACTCCCTACAGCGCGAGTTTGATATGCGCAAGATGGGTAAAGAGATAATGGAAGATGAGTTGCGTGAAGCCCAGAAAAACTTGAAGGGTTTGCCAAAGACTTATGTGCCGCCAGTAGAAGCCGCCGCAGAAGAGACCGCCGAACAGATTGCCTCCAGAACGAAGCAGGGAGCCTCTGGTGCGTCTAATTGGGTTAGGGCAATGGGTGAGGACATCCCAGAGGTTTTGGCCGCGCAGGCAGAAAATATGCGCAAAGACAACCCCAAAGGTGGTCAGGCCATCATTGATGCCAACGCCGCCGCCAAGGAAAAATTGCAACGCATGGGGCTGGGCGACTTCAAATTGACCGCACCAGAGCCGGGTCAACTTGCCTTGCCTCCGCAAGAGGCGGCTCGACTTGAGCAAGAGTTGGTTGAAAGACAGGCACAAGAGGCCGCAGAGCGGGCCGCACGCGCCCAGCAAGTTGAGGCACAGCGTTTGGCCGCAGAGGCCGACCTTGCCCGCCAGCGTCAAATGGCAGAACTACGGGTTGAGCAAGCCCGCAAGTCTAAGATTTCTGCTGGTGAGCGGGCGGCTGAAGCCAAGAGAAAAGCAAATACTGCCAGACAGCAAGCCGCATCTCAGGCAAAGTCTGACGCGGCCAAACTAGAGACCGCCCAGATCAGCGCCAGAACTGCACAGCAAACAGCCAAGGAAGCGGCGGCGGCTCAACCAAGTGGCTTGACAATGGCCGCTCGTGAGGCTGGCCGCAGGTTCTCTGAGAAGTTGCCAGTCATTGGCAATGTGTTGGGTGCCGCTGGCGCAACGCTGTCAACCGATGAGGCAATTGAGCGGTACAAGAAGGGTGACTACTCTGGAGCCGTTTTAGGCACCATAGAAGCCGCTCTGAACACCGCGTCGATGGCTCCCCCTACCAGCCCAGCCGCGCTGGCTATAAAGGGCGTAGGGGCCGTGGGAAGCATTGGCATGATCCCTGTCTGGATTGCCCATGATTATTTTGGCAACAAAGGCCCGTGGGCACCAAAAAAAGAACCACAAAAGGCCAGAGGTGGGTTAACATTGATGCGGTAGTTGCAGTTGCCACTCTCCTACCCTTGGCCCCCAGCAATGGGGGCTTTTTTATTGCTCAAGGAAATCAGGCTGGCCGATCTTTAGCGCACCGCTTTTGACGCGCCACTGAAGGTTGGCTTGGTTGTCGATGGTGTACATGATCAGCCACGACAGCATCTCTGAGGTCAAGGTCTCGCCGCATTCCGAGACATCCCAATATTTAATGCCCTCGACCTCGCGCTCGGTGACGATGGCTCCAGACCTGTCTGGCCGCATCCACAGGGGAAGCGTGTTCTCTTTCAGCCAAACGCACTTGTAGGTCTTGCAAGGGTCTTCTGGGCGGGTCTCATAGATGCCGCAACCGTCTTGCAGGTAGAAGCAGGGGCGACCCGGCTGAAAGGTCTGGCCGTAAGCCTCCCCACTTAACCACCCCTCACAGCAGGCCGTGCATTCCCCGCAGGCGCGTTCTGGCAATATCGGTATCACTTTTTCGGTCATGCGTTTCCTGCTGGAGTCATCAAAAGAATTTGCGTCTGGATGAACTGCCTCTGGGCCTCTTCAACGCCAGCGTCAAAGCCTGCCAAGTACGCCTCCATCAGCGCCTCGTCTATTTCGGTCTCTGATTTGCCAACGAGCGGGAGACCTCTGGGTTCATATGGCTCACGATCTGTACGCATCTTTGATGTTCCTTTGCGGCAATGATAGGCTCAACAAACGCGGCAATCTTATGCGCAAATTGAACGATGTCTACATCGTCGGCAACCACCGCATTAGGCTCGTGCAGATCGCAGTAGAAAAATATTTGCTTGATAGTTTCTTCACTCAGCATTTTTGTTCTTCCAAAGTTCCCAGTTAATGATAGTGGTTCTTGCAATTGATCGTTGCGCCATCGCCTTGTAAGGGTTGATGTTGTCGTCGAGAAACTCTTCAACAATCATGTCTTTTTGCAGGAACAGTTCTTGGCGCTCGGCCTTCTCTCTGCTTTCCCACAAAGAGCCATCGCTGGCTTTGAATGCTTCTATTTTTTCCATGATTACTTATGGTCGTTCTTGAGTTGCCAGAATGCCAGAAGGTGCATGAACATCTCCCAGCCCGTGGTCAGGTCTTCGAGGGGCCACTCTTTGACCACCACGAGACCCGGGACATTGCGCGAGACAAACACATTGGCGCACCGTGCAGTTGGAACCCCAAGGCCAACGCGGTATGCGGCCAACTGCATCAGATGCTCATCGTATCCACCAATCTTGTCTGGGTCGGTGAACTCTTTGGTTTTGATGTCAGCCACAAAGCCGCCGTCCGATTCAGAATAGAGGTCGCATTTGCCCCCAAAGCCCGCCTCGTGTGCGAAGGCTCGTTCGCTGATCCATGTGCGTGGGCCAGCCCAGTTGTCAATTGCTTGCGTGCAGGCGGCAACCATCTCGGCGTGCTTGCCTGTTGTCTTTCCTTCATAGTGTCCTTGTATCGATGCATGGATGTCTGTTCCAGC